CTTACCCTGTATTTTAAGGCCCATAGACCTAATCCAACATACATCGTACATTGCATTGTGAAATATCTTAATTGCAGGTGTATTTAGTACATCTGTAAACCATTTTATAACCCTGTTCTTATCCATGTTACCGCCACCTTCATGTGCGATAGGATAATATCCAGACCAACCTTCTACAGCAACAGCTATACCTACAACTTTACCATTACCAACTACAGATCCTGAACCTGTTGATTTTAAATCTGGGTCTTTAGTTTCTAAGTCAATTGCAATCTCATCATACTTTGATAAGTCTGGAAAAGATTCTGGTGGTACCCACTCTGTTTGAGGTTTGAATATTGGTTTCATGAATAATCTCTTTCTAATATCATTTCTAAATAATGTATTGCTTTATTGATGTCTTCTTCTTTCCCCTTTGACTGATGTCGACATATATATTTTATAGCATTACCTTCTGCAAAAAGCAATTTGTTTTCGTTTATAAACTCTGCAGGTTGAATTTTCATTGAGCGATAATGTTTTCCACCAACTTGATTGTCTAGTGAATCGTATGTTGCTTTCTTAAATAAGTCTTTGTTTGTCATAGATTGTATGCCTTCTTTGTTTGTGGTTCGATTATGTATAAGTTTTTTTCTGTTCTTGTGCACGCAACATAAAATAATCTATGTGTATCATCTGGATCTTTTTCATAATCTATAAATGCTGCACCGGCCAAGTCTGTTATTACAACTACGTTTTCTCTTTCATTACCTTTAACTCCATGTATTGTTGATATACTAATTCTAGGATTGCTATCTAAATTTTCTCCTGATCTAATTAATTTTTTTATTTTATATATATCTTCATCACCTATTTCATTTAATGCTTCATCCCATTCAGTTTCTGTTTTAAGTCCATACTTTTCTTTTAATGTATCAATGTCATAAAACCCTTCTTTAATTATTGTTTTAAATAACTTTGGATCCCAATTATCTTTAGTCATCTTTGCAGCAATTTTCTTGATATCATTATAGTGTAGAGATACACCTTTTTTTAAATCATTCCATTTCTGTATAATTTCATATATATTTTTTACCCTCGGCACTGCATTTCTTCTTTGCCAATACAATTCTTTTTCATCTAATATGTTTCCAATACCCGCCAACATATAGTTAGCTTGTGCTAATACTAACCATCTACCGTGTGAAAAATCTACTTCATGAAGATCACTACAATAGTCAACAGATCCCTCTTCTTTTTTTGGCAACCATTCTTTCTTCACTCTGTTGTGTACTTTTTTTATTATCTTGTTTGCTAATGCAAAAGGTTTTTGTGGTACCCTTTGTGATTGATCTAGCACAGTTCTTTTACCTTCTAGATTTATAAATGTACTAACGTGTGCACCATTCCATCTGTATATGGCTTGGTCATCATCACCTGATATGTATGAGTCTTGACACTTTTCTTCTATCTTCTTAACTAATTTCCATTGTACTAAACTTAAATCTTGTGCTTCATCCACAAACATAACTCTAAGTTTTGGTGCTTCTCCACTTACTATAAATTTTTCTAACATATCTGGAAAATCAATTAGTCCATGTTGTTCTTTGTATCTTTCTAACTCTTCAACTATAATTTCTAATTTATTTAATTGTATTTTTGAGTTGTTGTTTAAATGATAAAATTTTATTGGGTCCATTTCTTTTGACCGTGCTAAGTTTATTAACTGTATATATGGATCTGGAGAATAGAATATACCTTCATAGTCTTCGTCTTGTCTAGCACCTTCTAGTTCTATTTGCATCTTCTCTGATAGTTCTTTGTAGTGTTTTGGTTGCATGACCTGGTTTTTGTTTATACTAAGTTGATTAAAACAAAATGAATGCAGTGTTTGAAAGTATGGTACATCGTTGTAAGATAGTTTAAATTTATCTACTGCTCTTTGTTTACCTTCTTGGGCAGCGTTTTTACTAAATGTAAAATAACCAATTTTATCAGGCGGTGTGTTAGCTAGAAACTTTTCTATATGTCCTAGTAAAGTGTGTGTTTTACCTGTACCTGGTGGTCCATATATTATTCTTCTCATTTTAATAGATTCCTTATGTCAGTGTTAAATTTTGTTTCTTCTGATGTTATTGACCTATGCGAAACAGGATCAATTAACTCATAGCTAGCGTTTCTATTGTGAAATTTAACCCAAGCTTTTTTTATGTTGTCGTCCTCTTCTTTAAAACTCCAACCTATTCCTTTATTCATCATTCCAATATAAGATATTTTAGCTGTTTTAAAATTACCATGTGTAGGATACAACATTGATATAAAATCTTCTTCTGATTTTTGAATAGTATTTAAAAATTTTAAATAAATTGTTTTAAATTCTTTACCATCAATGTGATGAGCATCTTTTCTTTGATTGTTTATTGCACTGTAACCTTGATCTCTTTTCCATTGTAATTTATCAGGAGCTATAGAGTTTCTCAAAGATTCAACGACTGCTGCTTTTGGAAGTAAACTTTCATGCACCATGCCGTTTCCACCAAAACAAACACATCTTGCAACAGAAAAATCCCACATTTGATGTTTTTCTTGTTTTATTTCTTCTCCTGTAACCATATTAATTTTAGAAAGACCTGCGGTATATGGATGATTGTTGTAAAATTCAAATCTAAGTTCATAAAAAATAGGACCATATTGTATAGCAATAAATTTTATTTTATCTTTTGTTTCTTGCCATTTACCTTGAACAAGAGGTTTTGCTTCTTCTAACGGAGTGTAATAATATTTACTCATTAAATCTTTCATGTAATTTATTTCTTCATTATTTAAAAAATAATCAGCTCCCCATTCTTTTTTCTTTTTTTTTATAAATTCATCACAACCTTTTTTTGTATCCGGCTCTCTACCAAATATTGAAAATTTTTCTCTTTTTGCCATTATTAATAATTATCCTTTTTAAATGTTTTTGGTTTATATGTTTCTGTTTTTTTATCAAACCTTGTTACAACAAATACAGATATTTTACTTTTACCTACACGTTTAGTTGTGCAGTTTAGATCATCTTTTAACATTTGTGACGTTCTTTGGTATGGAACTCTCCAATGTTTTCTAGATAAATAATTATTGAAGAAGTTATCAAATACAAAATGATGAAAACCATCTTTAGTGTAAGTACCTCCATTACGTAAATCCTCATAATCATCTTTTTGTATTCTGTTTACACAATAATCTTCTAAGTAATTATTTAAAATATCTTTAGTTCCTGTTCCTTCTGCAGGTTCTGTGATTTCAGCACCATTTAATAATATTGTAGTAATTTTTTTCCAATCACCTGTTTTTAACGTTGGTGGATTTATTCTTAATTGTTTAATACATTCTTCTTGAAACAACGCTTGATTAGCTAAATGTTTTGCTGAGTCTAAATATAATCTTTGTCCATCTACATTCATGTAATAGTATGGCTCCTCTAAGTTTACTACTTGTAAATCAGTTAAACCTGGAAATGTAACTTCTTGACCTATACCAAATTTTCTTTTCTTACACAATTTTTTATCACAAACATTACACATAGGTTCTTCGTTACATTTATAGTGAAAATCATTTTTTTCGTTATTTTTTATCTTAGCTGTAATTATTTTTTGATCTAACGGTGTTGTAAAATATTTGTAATTAAATTCAAAAATTTTATCCTGCCAGTTTTCTGGCCATTTTCTTTTAGCATAAACAATATATTGATATATAACTCTATCCCTACCATCTTTTAATTTATCTTGAGTTAAACTTTCTATACATGGTGGTCCATCATCAAATTCAGATTCAGGTCTTTTAATTTCTATCTTGCTTATATCTTGTTGCTTATATCTTTCGTAGAGTTCAAAAAAAGCATCTATACTAGCAGCTTCGCCATCTTCCATAAAGGCGTATCTTGTTGTCTGACCACAATTAAAGTATGGTAAATTTAAAAAGTTTCCTGTATCATCTTTTGATTTTAATTCTCTTTGTTTAGGAAATACTTCTGATCCACCATAACCTAATACAGATCTAATTTCATTTAATTTATCTTGCATCAAACCTGCTGACACATAATCTTCTGTAAATAAAAATACATGAGCACCACCAGACTTTGATCTACATACGACCAATGGTAATTGAAATTGTTTTATTTTGTTTATTAATTGTTTGTGATCAAACTCTGCGTATGAGTCAATGTCTATACATCCCCACTTACATTTATTATCATCATTGATTGGTATAATACCTAAACTGTCAACACCATCTAAATGTTTTTGCCACAACTCATCTGTAACTGGTTCTCGTTTAACAAACGATTTACCTTTAATCTTGTTACCATCACCATTTGATTCACCAACTAAAGTGACACCATGTGCACGGTCTAATCCATAAAATATATTTTTAAATCTTTCTATCATACAAAATAAAAGTGGGCGTCGCCACTCTCGCTTA